TTCAATTGATGGTGCTAGTGCTAATGATATCTTTACAGCTGCATCTACAATTATTATTTCTGATAAAGATGCACCTGGAACAGTTAGTTTAAAACAGTTTCATGCTGATGGATCTGATGACGATAAAATGGTTATGGACGCTGATACAAAAGGAAGATTTGTAGGTGGTGTTATAGACTGTTTAGGTATCGCAACAGGTGGTCAAGGCAGTGCAACAGCAGTATGGCAAATGAATGGTTTTACTTTTGGAGACGGAAGTTTAGCTACGCCATTTGCATAATAACAACTTATGATGGGGCTTCGGCCCCATCTAATAATCTTAATTAAGGAGGGATTATGGCAGACACAGTAACAGGACCAACTATCTTACAAGAAAATGATGTTAGAGTGGTTATTAAATATGTAAATCAATCAGACGGATCAGGTGGAACAACTGTATTTGGAGATGTTTCAGCAATGGCTTCAAATGCACAAGGTGCTTCTTGTTTACATTTAGTTTTACAAAGAGTTTGGTATTCATCACAAGGTGGAGACGGTGGAGATTCTTACGTTCGTATGGATGAAGAAGATAGTGATGGCGACATACCTATTATCGGATTAACTGGTGCAGGATATTGGGACTTTAGAGAATTTGGTGGAGTAAAAACAGACAAATCATCTAATAGTAATCAAAGTGATGTTAATCTTGTAGTTCCTAGCACAGCAGATGCTGGAAACATGTATACGGTAATAGCAGAATTTAAAAAGTTATATTAGGAAGGTAGCAGATGGCTAATACTACTTCCGGAACAGTAACGTTCGACAAAACATTTGCTGTAGATGATATAATTGAAGAAGCATACGAAAGACTTGGTGTTCAAGCAAGTTCTGGTTATCAATTAAAAACAGCAAGACGATCTCTTAACATTCTTTTTCAAGAATGGGGTAATAGAGGTATTCATTATTGGGAAGTTGCTGAAGCAAATATAGATTTAATAGAAGGTCAATCAGAATATATTTTTTACAGAGCAACTGGAGATGGTACAAGTGCTGTAACAAACCCAGCTAATACTTATGGTGTTGCAGATATTTTAGAAGCAACTTTAAGAACTAATAGAACTCAAACAACACAATCTGATTCTTCATTAACAAAAGTAGCTAGGTCTACATACTCTGCTTTATCAAGTAAATTATCTAAAGGAACACCATCACAATATTTTGTACAAAGATTTGTAGATAGAACAACTTTAACTGTTTATCCTACAGCAGATTCATCAAACGCATCTAAAGATTTACATTTTTATTATGTAAAAAGATTACAAGATGCAGATGCAACTTACACCGATGCAACTAATGTTCCATATAGATTTGTGCCTTGTATGGTTTCAGGACTTGCTTTTTATTTAAGTCAAAAAGTAAATCCACAATTAACACAATCAATGAAGTTATTATATGAAGACGAATTAGCAAGAGCATTAGCAGAAGATGGTTCTGCTGCTAGTACATACATAACTCCTAAAAACTATTATCCAAATATATAATGACAACAGCAAGAGGAAAATACGCAAAAGCAATATCAGACAGATCAGGAATGGAATTTCCTTACATGGAAATGGTTTTTGAATGGAATGGTATGTTTGTTCATAAATCAGAATTTGAACCTAAACATCCACAAATACAACCAAAACCACATGGTGGAGATTCTCAAGCTTTAATGAATGCAAGACCAGACAGAGTAGAAAATTCTGTTGCAACAATATTAAAACCAAACCCGTTTGAAACTATTGCAGCTTCATCAGGAATTATAAATGTATCAGAACAATCTCATGGTAGATCAACAGGAGATACTGTAAGATTTAGAGGACCACCATTTACTGCAGGAACTTTTGCAAACCCTGCATCATTTGATGGTATAACAGGATCAAATGTTGCAAAAGCTGCTGGTTATTCTATAACTATTGGCAAACGAGATTCTAGTGGTAATATAACTAACACAACAGATTTCTATCACTTTACTGTAGACACAAACACTGCTACAAGTGGAGGAGTATCAGGAGGAGGCAACAATTGTTCGGCTGGTCCGGCAACGTTGACAGCATAATATGGCAGGATTAAGCGCATCAGGATTAAAAACACAAATAAGAAGCTACACAGAAGTTAGCTCTACAGTGCTATCAGATAGTGTTTTAGAAAACATTATTTTAAATGCACAATATAGAATTTTTAGAGATATTCCTATAGATGCAGATAGAAAAACATCTACAGGTAATTTTACAGCAGGAACAGGAACTGTGACTGTACCAGCAGGAGCTGTGTTTGTTAGAGCGGTGCAAGTTTACACTGCAACTGGATCTACTTATACTGGTGCAAATGTATATTTAGAAAAAAAAGATGTAACATTTTTAGAGGAGTACATTTCAGCAACCACATCTACTGGAACACCAAAATACTATGCAATGCTGGATACAGGAGCAACTGGAGAAAGCTCATCAAACTCTGGATCCATAATTGTTTCACCAACACCAAGTGATACATTTGCATACAAAATTCATTACAATGCAGTGCCAGCGCTATTAGAAAATAATGATACTAATTATATTAGTATGAATTTTTCAAATGGTCTGCTATATTGTTGTCTATCAGAAGCGTATGCTTTTTTGAAAGGACCCGCTGATATGTTACAACTTTACGAAGCAAAATATAAGGAAGCAGTGCAAACATTTGCTTCAGAACAAATTGGTAGAAGAAGAAGGGATGATTATGCAGATGGTACAGTTAGAATACCTATGCAGAACGTACCTCAATAGGATTAAATTATGGCATCAACATTTTCAGATCTTGGTATAGAACTAATGGCAACCGGCGAGAATGCCGGTACATGGGGAACAAAAACTAATACTAACTTACAAATTGTAGAAAAAGCAATTGCTGGTTACGTAGAACAAGCAGTAACTAGTGGTGGCACAACAGCGTTAAGTATTACAGATGGAGATACAACAGAATCTACATCAGTAGCACGTCATGCCGTTATAAAATTAACAGGCACAATATCTGGTAACTCTATTGTAACTGTGCCAGATTCTATAGAAAAAGTTTATATTGTAACTAATGGTACATCTGGTGCATACACTGTTCAATTTAAAACAGCATCAGGAACAGGTATAACTTTTGGTGTATCAGAAAAAACCACAAGACTTGTTTATTCAGATGGAACTAATATTGTTGATGCAGGGTTTAGCGGTGCATCTGACATGGAAGGAAGAGAATTAGTTTTAGATGCTGATGGTGATACAAGTATTACGGCAGATACAGATGATCAAATAGATATTAAAATTGCTGGTGCAGATGATTTTCAATTTACAGCAAATACTTTTACAGCGCAATCTGGAAGTAGTATTGTTGTACCAGAAAGTGGTCTTACTTTTGGAAGCACAGCCATAACATCAACTGCAGCAGAACTTAATTTATTAGACGGAGTATCAGGATTAGTACAAGCAGATTTTACTAAACTTGCAGCTGTAGATTCTACGGCAGCAGAATTAAATATAGTTGATGGTGGAACCTCAGCTACATCAACAACAGTTGCAGATGCAGACAGAGTTGTGTTAAACGATAATGGTACAATGGTACAAGTTGCAGTTACAGATTTAGCTGCGTACTTTGACGATGAAATTACAGCAATGCCTAATCTTGTTACAACTGCTGCAACGACAGTAGGTGCATTAGACTCAGGGTCAATTACTTCAGGATTTGGAACAATTGATACAGGATCATCTACAATTACAACAACAGGATTAATTAGTGGTGGGTCATTAGATATAGATAATGTTTTAATTAATGGAACTACAATTGGTCATACTGATGATACAGATTTATTAACAGTTGCTAATGGTTTATTAACAGTTGCTGGTGAAATATCAGTAACAACATTAGATATTGGTGGAACTAACGTAACATCAACTGCAGCAGAATTAAACATACTTGACGGAGTTACATCTACTGCAACAGAAATTAATATAATAGATGGTGATACTAGTGCATCATCAGTCACGGTTATAGATGCAGACAGAGTTGTATTAAATGATGGTGGCACAATGAAACAAGTTGCAGTAACTGATTTATCTGCATACTTTGATGATGAAATTACAGCGATGCCAAACTTAGTAACTACAGGTGCATTAAATAGTGGTTCTATCTCTAGTGGCTTCGGTAACATAGATGTAGGTTCTAGTAATTTAACTGCAACAGGAACTATATCTTTAGGCGCAGCATCTTTTAATGACAATGCAATAACTAATGTAGGTGACATAGCACTTGATTCAATTAGTGCAGATGCAACAGATATTAATATAGCAGTATCTGATAATTCAGGAACTGCACTTACAATTAAACAAGGATCAGATGCTTATTTGATTGTTGACACGGCAAATAGTAGTGAATCTGTATCCATAGGTACAGGCATATCAGGCACTGCTATAACTCTGGGTCACAGCACATCTGAAGTAACTGTAGCAGACAATTTAACTGTTACAGGTGATCTTACAGTATCAGGCACAACAACTACAGTAAACTCAACTACCGTTAATTTAAATGATCACAACATTGTATTAGATAGTGGTAACAGTACATCTGCTGTTGTTAATGGAGGAGGTATTACTCTTGAAGGTGGTTCAGGTGATGATGCTACATTTACTTATAATACCACAGGCCCTAAATTTGAATTAAAACTTGGTTCATCACACGAAGATTTACAAATTGATCAACTTATCGCAGCCTCTCTTGATATATCAGGAGATGTTGATGTAGATGGAACTTTAGAAGCCGATGCTATTACTGTAAACGGAACAACTTTAGCTGAAACAATTTCTGATACAACTGGGGCTATGTTCAGTTCTAATACTGAAACAGGTGTTACAGCTACGTATCAGGATGGAGACAACACAATTGATTTAGCGATTAATGCAGCTCAAACTACAATTACATCTTTACTTGCAACAGATATTAAAATTGGTGAAGATGATCAAACTAAAATAGATTTTGAAACAGCTGATGAAATACATTTTTATGCAGCTAACGTAGAACAGGTTTACTTAGGTGATAATATTTTTGGGCCACAATCAGACAGTGATGTTGATTTAGGTTCTTCAAGTGTTAGATGGAAAGATGCTTATGTAGACACAGTTACGTCAACAAGTACAATTACAACTGGTGCAGGAGTTGTTATAGCTGACGCAGGTAATATTGGATCGGCAAGTGACACAGATGCTATAGCAATAGCATCAAACGGTGTTGTAACATTTTCACAAACACCTGTGCTTTCTGGTGCAAGTATAAGTGCAGGGACGACTCCTTTAACAGCATTAGATATAGATGGAGGCACAGATATAGGAGAAGCTATCGTAGATGCTGATTTATTTATAGTAGATAATGGAGCAGGTGGAACTAATAGAAAAGTGGCTGCTTCTAGAATAGTAACATATATTGATGCAAATTCAAGCGCTGCATCGGTTGGAAAAGCTATTGCAATGGCAATCGTATTCGGATAAAAAGGAGATAATATGGCAACACCAAATATAGTAAACGTAGCAACTATTAATGCTAAAAACGCAACCGCCTTACTAGATGGCACATCTAGAACAGAAGCAATTGATGTTCCAGATAATAAAGTTGCAAAAATAAATACAATTCTCGTGGCAAACGTGGATGGTACAAATGCTGCTGATATAACAATTGAAGTTAGTGTAGACAATGGATCTAACTATGTCAAACTTGCTAATACAATATCGGTACCAGCAGATGCAACCTTAAGTTTTTTAGAGAATCCTATTTATTTAGATGAAACAGATTTGTTATATTTTACAGCTTCAGCTGCAAATGATCTAACTTATTTTGTATCTTATGAAGAACTAGACGACGCTTAGGAGGGTTAAATTATGGCGGGCAGAAATGGCGGTATAATTGGACCTGTAAATATTACATCAAATGGTGAGAATAAAGTATCCACTTTTACGTCAAATGGAAATGTTTGTATTCAAGCAAACACTAGAGTTGTTCGTGTTAAAATTTTAGCAGGAGGATCTGGTGGTAATGCAGGAAATGTTTCTAATGGTGGCGGCGGAGGCGGAGCTGGTGGTTTAATATGTCAAGAAGTCATTGTATGTGGTTCTAAACAATACGCTATGGTTGTTGGCGCTGGGGGTTCTGGTGGTACTCACCCAACAAGTCCAGGGACTGGACCAGGTGCTTATGGAGCAGCAGGATCTAATTCAACAGGTTTTTGTTTAACAGCAACTGGAGCACCAACTCACTCTACTCAAGCACCTAATGTAAGAGCAGCAGGTCCATCAGGTGCACCTCAATCAAATGCTGGAGGTAACTCTGGATCATCAAGAGGTGGAGGCGGCGGTGGTGGCGTTGGAGCAGTTGGCGGATGTTCTCCAGGAAATAGTGTTGGTGGTGCTGGTGGTGCTGGTACTACAAGTCCAGTTGATTCTACTTTACATGGTGGTGGAGGTGGTGGCGGTGGCTGGGAAGCTAGTTCTGGTCAAGGCGCTGGAGCTGGAGGTCCAGGCGGTGGTGGCGCTGGAGGAACAGGAACAAATAATTCAGGATCAAATGCATGTACTAACACTGGTGGTGGTGGTGGAGGTGGAGCTGGAGATTGTGGAGTTAGTAATACTGTATCAGGTGGTGGTAATGGTGGATCTGGTAGAGTTGTCGTAAAAGAATTAAGAAAAGCATCCGGTGTTTGGAATCTTCATGATCACTTTGATAGCATAAGTCAAAACACTTGGGTTCCAGCAAATGTATCAATAGATTATTTAGTAGTCGCTGGTGGCGGTGGCGGTGGTGGTGGTGCAGCCGGTAATAGAGCTGGCGGTGGTGGTGGAGCTGGTGGATATAGAGCATCTGGATATGGACCTTCTCCACTACAAGGTTCTGCTTTAGCTTCAATTTTAGGAGATCACACAGTAACAGTTGGTGCTGGTGGTGCAGGAAACACATCAGGTAGTAATGATGGAAGTGACTCAACTTTTTTAACAATAACTTCAACAGGTGGTGGTCGAGGAGGACAAAATGGTGGATCTGGTGGTGGAGCATTTTTTACTAACGAATCATGTGCCTCTTCAGGTAACACTCCTCCCACAGACCCACCTCAAGGTAATAATGGTGGATTAGGATTTAATGAAGCTGCAATTCCAGGTGGATTTGGTGGTGGTGGTGGCGGAGGTGCTACTGCTGTTGGTGCAAATGCTTCTCCAAGTGCAGCAGGAAATGGTGGTGCAGGAGCACCTAATGCAATTTTAGGACCCTCTACTACTTATGCTGGTGGTGGAGGTGGAGCTGGTCAAGGAGAAGGAAAAGCTTATTCTGCTGGATCTGGAGGATCTGGTGGAGGTGGAGGCGGCGGTAATTCTACAGGCGCACCTTCAGTAGATGCTGGATGTAATGCTACAGCTAATACTGGTGGTGGAGGTGGTGGAGCTGCTACTGATAATGGACCTGGTGGAAGTGCCAATGCTGGAAGTGGTGGTTCAGGAATTGTAATTGTTAGAGTTCCTAGTGGATTTACTTTAGCTGGAAGCCCTAGTTGCGCAAGAACATTATCAACACATCCAGGTGGTGATAAAATAGCTAAATTTACAGCATCAGGGACATTGACAATTGGACATGCGTAAATT